AGCGACATGGTTTTCGACGAAGACCTGATGATCCGGCTGATGGCCGACATCCGGCAGGGAGACCGTGACTTTGTGACCGGGATCTACCATTATCGGAAACCGCCCTATAAGCCTGTGATCTGGGAGAAATTCAAGCGGACGGAGATTCACGGGACCGCGGAGCAGGAACAGTATCTGCAGTATCCGAAGGACCGCCTTTTTGAGGTGGAAGCGTGCGGATTCGGCGGGTGCCTGATGCGGACACGGATGATTGAGCCGGTCATGGCGAAATACAACGCATTGTTTTCGCCGATGGACCGATGCGGGGAAGACATGAGCTTCTGCGCGAGGGCGACAGCCATGGGCTTTAAGTTCTGGGCCGATCCCTCCATCCAGCTGGGGCACCGGGGGTACATGATCTGCGACTGGCAGCAGTGGGACGCGTGGCAAGAACACGAGCGAGGTGATACGGATGCTGCAGGAATGCAAACTGGCGGTGCGGGTGACCGCGGAGGCATATGACCCGGAGCTGTGCGGCCTGATGGAGGCGGCGGCCCGGGATCTGGAGATCGCGGGCGTGACGCTGCCTGGGACCGTATCCTTCGCGGCGGCTCAGGGCGGAATGCAGGATAACTCCACGCTGGCGGATCCGCTGGTGATGCGGGCGATTTTTACCTACGTCCGGGCCCACTTCGGAAGCCCGGCGGACTATGACCGGCTTGTAGCCGCGTATGAGACGCAGAAAGTGCAGCTGATGCACGCGGCGGAGTACACAGAGTACGGGGAGGATACGAATGCTGAAAGCTAATGTGCTGGACCTGATCACGGTCAGCCCGGAGGCCGCCGGCGTCGGAACCGAACCGACCGAGACCCGGCGGACGGTCTTCTGCACGATCCGGAGCATCGGACAGCAGGAAGCCTATCTGGCGCTGGGGCAGGGACTGAACCCGGAGCTGAAGGTGATCCTGGCGCACGACTTCGAGTATGAGGGCGAGCGCCTGTGTGAGCTGGACGACGTGCGGTACGACATCCTGCGGACCTATGTGACAGAAGAGGACACGATTGAGCTGACCCTGCAGCGGATCGGACGGAACGCGAAGGCGGTGAATGCGAATGCCGGCGGAGTATGAGGCCCTGGTGGCCGCGCTGAAGCTGACGGACATTCCCTTCGCGGAGAACGCCTGGAAGACCCGCCCGGAAGGCGTGTACGGCGTGGTGAGCCTGGACTTCGCCGCCGGAAGCCTGAACGGGGACGGGGTGAAATGTGACCGGGCCTGGAGCGCCAGCGTGGATGTGTTCTTCCCCACCCTGCGGGACCGGGAAGACCTGATCACGACGGTCGAGGAGATCCTGAACGAGATCTGCGGCAGCGCCTGGGAGATGAACAGCAGCCAGTACGAGAACACGACCGGGCTGTTCCACATCGAATGGGCCTGTGAGGTCATGGACACGGAGGGATCCTGATGCCGATCACCGCGAAGGTCGAGGGAATGCAGGAAATCAGCGAAATGCTGAGCAAGCTGGAACAGGACGCCCCGGCAGCCGCCGCGGCGGGCCTGTATGACGGCGCGGGCGTCATGGCTGCGGAAATCAGCAAGGGCGCCGATGCCATCCAGACCGCCCCTTTCCATTACGCGAAATTCATCACCCGGGACCCGTCCCCGGAGGAGAAGGCCGCCGTGCAGAACGCCGTCGGCATCGCGAAGTTTGACCGGAACGGGAGCGAAGTAAATACGTCCGTCGGGTACGGGAACGCCGGATACGCGGACGTGGCGGGAAAACAGAAGCCGATTGCCCAGATCGCCAACGCGATCAATTCGGGCACGAGCTTCATGAGGAAGCAGCCCTTCGTCCGGAAGGCCGCGAGCCGCGGCGCCAAACGGGCGGAAGAGGCCACCATCAGAACCATCGAAGAGAGACTTAACAAGATAACGGAGGGATAACATGAACGCAAACGTCGGAATGATCTACCCCGTAGCGTCTCCGATCAGCGCCTATACCCCCGGCACCGCTCCGACCTACGGCACGGGCGCCGTGCTGGAAGAGGCCCGGGCGGCCACCGTGACCTGGAACCGGGCGGACGGGCGCTTCTACGGTGACGACGTGGAGCTGGACAGCGACAACGGAATCCTGGGCTACACGATCGACTTCGAGCCCACGGGCCTGAGCGACGCGGGCCGGGTGCTGCTGCTGGGCGAGGTGAAGGCCAGCGATGAATACACCATCACGGACGCCGCCGCGCCGGATGTGGGCTTCGGCTACATCCGCGTGATGCGGGACCAGGGCGTGACCAGCTATGAGGGCTGGTGGTACTACAAGGTCAAGTTCGGCCTGAACAGCGAGGAAACCCGCACAAAGGAGCAGAACATCGAATGGCGGACGCCCACGCTGAACGGCGTCGGCGCCGGCGTGCAGCTGGCCGCGGACGGCGCGCTGAGCTTCGCCGTGCATCAGAGCTTTGAAGCTCTGAGCGCCGCCAAGACCTGGCTGAAGAACAAGGCCGGCATTTCCTGATGAACCCGGGGGCGGAGGAGAGTGCAATCCTCCGTCCCCTGCTTTTTGGAATGGAGGAGTTGAAACATGGCAAGCATCAAGATCCGTGGGCGGGAGATCCCGCTGCTGTACACGGTTTTCGAAATGAAGGCCGTGCAGGATGAGATTTGCCCCCTGGGAGACTTTCAATACGTCATCTTCGGGCGGAACAAGGACGACCCGGCAGATCAGAGCAAATACGCCAGCGCGGAGCACCTGAGCGCCCTGGCGAAGCTGATCCGGATCCTGGGGAACGCGGGGCTGGAGGAGGCCGGAGAAGAGCCGGATCTGACCGAAAAGATGATCATGCGGAGCATCCGGCCGGCGAGCATTCCGGACATCATCAGCGCCTGCGCGGACGCCCTGAGCGAGGGCATGGCCAGCGAGATCCCGCCGGAAGAGCCGGACGGTCCTGTGGACGTGACCCTGGAGGAAATGAAAAAAAAAGAGCCGAAGGCCAACTGACCTACCTGATGGTGGTCAGCTGGGGCCTGATCGCCGGGCTGACGGTGGCGGAGATCCACCGGATGCGCCCCGGCGCGGTGATGGACTTGTATCTGTACAGACGGAAGTATGACAGCATCATGCACTGGCTTCCAGGGAGGTGATTAGGTGGCAGGCGTAAACGTCAAGATGGGCGTATCCGGAGTGGCCCAGTTCAAACAGGGAATGAAGGAAAGCCAGGCGGCCGTCAAGACCCTGGACCAGGAGCTGAAGCTGAACGAACAGTACCTGAAGACAAACGGCGACGCCCAGACCTACATGCAGAAAAAGACGGAGCTGCTGCAGCAGCAGATCCGGATGCAGACGGAAGTGGTGAACCAGGCGGAGAAGGCCCTGGACGCCATGACGAAGAACGGCGTGCGGCAGAGTTCCACGGCGTTCCAGAACATGCAGCAGCAGGTCGTTCAGGCAAAGACGCAGCTGCTGGCCATGCAGGGCGAGCTGGACGGCGTCGGGGATGCCGGCAGCGAGGCCGCCGGCGGGCTGTCCGAAATCAATTACCAGCTGGACCGGGTTCAGCAGAACACCAGCTGGGAGAACATCGCCAACGGCATCCAGAACATCACGTCGAAGATGGAGGCCGCCGGAAAAGCCGCCTGGAACATGGGGAAGAAGATCGTCCAGTCGGCGCTTGGCGCGGGCCAGTGGGCCGATGATCTGCAGACCACGGCGGACAAATGGGAAATGTCCGCCAAAGAGGTGTATCAGATGCGATATACCGCCGGTCTGATTGATACGGACGCGGAGACGATCTTTTCCAGCAGGAAGAGACTGATCAAGGCCATGGGCTCCGAAAGCGACGAGGCAGCCATGGGAGCTTTTGCGGCGCTGGGCATCAACGATCTGACCGGAACCGCAGAAAATATCGAAAATATCTTCTGGAAGGCCGGCGAGGGTCTGATGGGCATGGAAAACACCGTGGCCCGGAATGAGTATGCCACGAAGCTCTTCGGCCGCAGCTGGGAAGAGTTGATTCCCATCTTTAAGGCCGGCCGGCAGGAATACGAAAAGACCATGGAAGCGGCCGAAAAGACCTGGATCGGTGATGAGCAGTTCGACAAGCTCACGAAGCTGGACGATGAACAGCAGAAACTGAACGCTGAATGGGAAGATTTCCAGCACCAGTTCGAGGCGGCCATTGCGCCGGCCATGACGGAGATCATGGAGATTCTGGAGAGGCTGCTGCATGAGTTTAATACCTTCCTGCAGAGCGAGGAAGGTCAGCAGATGCTGGAGAGCCTGGGAGAAGCCGTCAGCGGCCTGTTCTCCGATCTCCAGACCATCAAGCCCGAGGAGGTCATGGAGAAGATCAGCGGCGCCCTGGATTCCGTCAAGAGCGGCCTGGAATGGCTGATCCAGAACAAGGACAGCGTGGTCACGGCGCTGAAGGTCATCGCCGGTGGCTTTGCCATGATGAAGGTCGCGGAGGTCGCGGCCAACATCGGCCGGATCGTCAGCGGGCTGAGGGGCCTGAGAGGCGGCGGAGGTACGCAGACCACCGGCGGGAGCGCTACCGGAGGCGTGGGAGCGACTTCCGCGCTGAAAAACACGATCACCGCGGCCACGTCGAAGGGCGCTTCCCTGGTTGCACAGACCGGGATGCTGCTCCCCGTTCTGGGTGACCGGCTGATGAACGAAACGAATGCCGGCAGGGCGCTGCGGGACGGCGGCGACTTCGTCGAAGGGATCCGGACGGACTTCGAAGAGAAGAAGAGCGAGATCGAGCGGAACGCCTCCACCTTCGTGGAAGACTGGAGCAATCTCTTCCAGAACATCGGCGGGGCGTTGAACCGGCTCGCATACGGCGACGAGCGAGGCTACCGGACGCCGGAGCAGATCCTCTCGGAAACCCCGCTGAACGGCGCGCAGAACGCAGCCGTCCAGAACTACTGGGACGCGCTGAAGGACTGGAACGAGAACCGGGACCTGGAATCCATGGCCGCCGCCCAGGAGCAGCTTACGGACGCCTTCCAGGGCCAGGACGGCCTGCTGGAGGCGGTGAAGGGCATGGTGCTCCGAATCCAGGAGGAAAACGCCAACTGGACCGAGATGGAGGATCTGCCGGAAGCCTGGGACAAGTTCGCGGAGACCGCGGAAACCATGAACACGGAGAGCAGCAAGGCCACCACCGAGATGGCCAACGCGGCCAACGGGCTGCAGAGCCTGCCAGGCGATCTGCGTGTGGCCGTGGAGGGCGCGATCCGGACCGGGATGGCCGGGGTGACGATCGTCATCAACGAGGGCGCCGTGGATACCATCGGCCGCCGGGTCAACGGCGGAATGGGGCAGATGCTTCAGATGCTGGTGAAATGATGAGGTGAGGCAATGATTCTTTCGAGACGGGTCGCCCTGGGAGGCGCACAGCTGGATGAGCTCCACGACGCCGTGGTCATCCAGCGGATCGATCCCGGAACCACCCAGCGGAGCGTGAACACCGTCAGCATGATGGGCGGGTGCGGCCAGCGGATCACCGGGAGGCACTGGGAGACGCTGGACATCTCCGTGGACTTCGGGATCAACATCCCCAAGCGGCAGATGGAGCTCCGGCGGCAGGTCTTCGAAGCGGTCTGTTCCTGGGCGCTGCAGCGCGGCTGGCTGACCGTGAACTGGATGCCGAATCGGCGGGTCTGGATTGACCTTGTGGAGCTCCCTGACAGCGGGGACGTATGGAACTGGACGGAAACCTATACGATCGTGTTCCGGGCCTACAGCGTGCCATTCTGGCAGGATGAGATGCCCTCCCGGGTATCCCAGCAGCTGATCACCACCGGGAACCTGAGCCTGGAGGTCGGCGGGAACGTACAGACCGTCGCGGATGTGGACTTCCAGAACAAGAGCGGCATGGTGATCAACAACGTCACGGTGGCCGTCGGCGGGAACACGATGACCCTGTCCGGCATCGCGCTGGGCGGAAACGAGACGCTGCGGATTTCCCACGGGACGGACGGAATCCTCCGGATCACCGCCGGGGGCCGGAGCATCCTGGACAAACGAACCGGCGCGGATGACCTGTACGTGGAACCCGGGACACGGCCCGTATCCATCCGGGCAGACCGTGCCGGCACGCTGACCGTGCAGGCCTATGGGAGGTATATATGATTCTTTTGAGCGGGCACAGCCTGACGCAGGCGCGGAGGATCCCGCTGGAAGGTCTCAGTCTCAGCCTGAAGGAACGGGAAAGCACCGCGAACATGACGCCGGCGGACATGACCGGGATCAGCCTGGACAGCTGGTTCCTGGATGACACCGAGCCCGGGAAGGGCATCGTCTGGCGCGTGACAGGCATCCAGAACGCCTACGCCGTGGACACGCCCACCGTGCGGCTGGAACACGTCATCAGCACGCTGAAGGACCGAATCCTGTTCGGCAGCTACGAGCCGGCGGACATCAGCGGCGGAGACACCGTCACCGTCCGGCAGGCGATCAGCTGGGTGCTGAGCCGGCAGAGCGACTGGAAGCTGGGGCGCTGCGAGTTTGAGAGCGCCTCCCCTTTCAGCTTCGATGGCGAGACGCTGTTCGACGCCATCGGCAAGGTGACGGACACGCTGGACGGCGCCTGGTGGGATCTGGACACGAGCAGCTACCCCTTCGTGCTGAACATCATCCAGAAGCCGGCGGCAGCGGTCTGCGAGATGCGGCCGGGGCGGAACCTGAGCGCGATCACAAAGACGATCGACAAAAGCGGCATGTACACCCGCTTCTACCCGATCGGCGCGGACGACCTTCACATCAGCGGCGAATACATCAGCAAAAACGAGAGTATCTACGGCGTAATCGACCACGTCGAAGTGGATCAGGAGATCCAGAGCGAGGCGGAGCTGCGGGCCTGGGCGACGGAGCGGCTGAACCGGCACGCGGAGCCCACGGTCAGCGTGACCGCGGAGGGCGTCGAGCTGGCGGAGGTCACCGGGGAGAGCCTGGACCGGCTGACGCTGGGGCGGGTCTGCCGGATCCCGCTGCAGGAGTTCGGGACGATCATCGAGGAGCGCATCGTCGCCAAGGAATACCCGGACAAGCTGCGGCAGCCGGAAAATGTCCGGATCACGCTGTCCAACCAGCAGAGCGACCGGGACGTGCTGCACATGCTGGCCGATGAGATCAAGAACGGCGCAGGCCAGCGGGGGCGCGGAGGAAGATCCAGCTCCCGGCAGTCGAAGGAAGATCACGCCTGGATCGAGGACACGGAAAGCCACGTTGCCCTGTGCGCCGTCGGCATCATCGGCAAGGACGCCGATGGGAACCCCAACTGGGTGCGGCTGAGCCGGCTGGAGGTCAACGAAGGCGGCATCTACGAAGAAGTTAAGGTCGCGCAGAACGACATTGTCACGAACAGCGCAGCCATCCGGGTGAACGAGAAGGCCATCCAGCAGGAGGTTATTGACCGGAGCAAACAGGGAACCGAGCTGAGCGGAAAAATTAGCGTCCAGGCTGATCGGATCGACCAGGAGGTCCAGGTCCGGAAAGACGAGGACGTCAAATTGGACGCCCGGATCACCACCGAGGCCACGCAGATCAAATCGCAGGTCTCCAACATGGACAGCCGGCTGAGCGGCCAGATCGCCGTCACCGACCGGACCGCCAGCATGAGCGTCGGACGGGTGAAATATTCCACCGTCCGGCATTACGCCAACCGCGGCAGCTTCCCCGCCACCGGCACCGCCGGCGTGCTGTACTACGCCGACGACACCGGGAAGGCGTACCTGTACTTGCCCGGCACCGCGAGCTATGAGCTGGCCGCCGTGGATGAATACGGGAACGCCAACTACATCAAGGCTGGCGAAATCGCCATCTCCATCAATGAGAGTGGGAACACCGAGGCCAAACTGGACGCGGATGTCATCTACGCCGGGCGGAATACCAAACAAACCCTGGCCGGGCTGGAGCTGCCCTCCTGGATGAACACCACCACGGGCCTGATCGCGGAGAAGGCAACCATTGTCGATTTCAATGCCCTGAAGGCCCGCGTCGGGACGCTGGAAACAGACTACCTGAAGACCAAAGACCTCAGTTCCGAAATCGGCAAAATCACCGGCGTGCTGAAGGTCGCGCACCTTCAGGCACAGAGCTACACCTGGACACCGTCTTCCGGAGAGGTCAAGGCGCTTACAGCGGCCTATGACACGGTCGAAAAAACCGTAAGCGGAAACGACATTACGCTGAAATTCACAAAGATAAATGGCAGCTCGGACTCGGTAACTTTTAGCAAGGCCACTTCGCTCAGCGGTGCGTGGAGTGGCGACAAATTCACGGTCACCGCAAGCCCACAGGGAACCACCTACGATGTGAAGGTAACGATTGATCAGAACTTTACTCCTTCCGGGCAGTCGAGTGCGATCAAGGTCGTCAAGCCATCAGAGAGCGGAGCGAACTGGCTTCGGGTTCAGCAACAGGTTGGCGATCTAAGTTCGGGTGAGCGGACGATCAAGACCATTGTTGGCTCAACGACAGTCGAGGAAACAACGCTTACGGACTACTCGGACGGACACAACGCAGGATACACCGCCGGTGGAAGCACGGCGAAGGTCAACACAGTTTATAAGATTGATGCACTTCCTGAGGGGAAGAGTGCAATCGGGCTGTCGGCAGCGGACTCCTACTATCAGATCACTCCGGCCTATGTGAATAAAAGCGGAGTGTCCGTGGCTACAGAAAACATCACATACATCAAGACGCCGGCGGCATCCACCGAGGTTACTGTGGACAACTGGCAGAGGAGCAACTTCGGACAGGATACGACAAAGCGAGCTTCGAAAACGCTGTCAATCCCTGTTTCGGTAAATGTGAACGGAGTTACATACTCGAATACATTCACGACCGGATCCATGTCCCTTGAAAAATACGACAGCACCTATGTGAATGTCTACATGGGATCAACAATCATCGCAAGGCTCGCGTTATTCGACGATTAAGGGAGGCCAGACATGAAGGAAAAGATTGAGAAGGTCTACACAAACATCCAGAACTTGCAGCTGCAGCCTACGAAACACAATACCATGCTGATCGCGGATTGCCTGCTGCTGCTGGAGGATATTTACCGGGAAGCCGGCAGCTGCGTGCAGCCGGCGGCGAGCGAGGAGCTGGATCCGGTGATCCGGGCCGAGGAGACCGAGGAGGAGGGCGAACATGGCGAAGACGGAGAATGAGGCCATCCAGGAGCCTGAGGAGGAGATCCTGCCCGGGGTTTACCTGGCGGACG